AACTCACAAGGGTTGCAAGGTCTAATGAAACGTGTTAGAAACTTATAGGAGTATATATGGCAGAAATAGACAAAGGACTCCCGAACACTAGAAACAAAGAAGAAATTCCTTCAGAGGAGGAATTACAAGAAGTAGCTGTTCAGGAACAAGCAGAACAAGATCCAAAAGGACCAATAGAAGTTATACCAGAAGAAGATGGTGGTGTAACGTTAGATTACGAACCAGGTGCAGTTAATATTCCTGGAACAGAATCACATTTTGATAATTTAGCAGAACTTTTACCAGATGATGTATTAGAGCCAATCGGAAATGATATGGCACAAAATTATATGGATTACAAAGCATCCAGAAAAGAATGGGAGCAATCTTATATTACTGGTTTAGATTTATTAGGATTTAAATACGAAAACAGAACAGAACCTTTTCAAGGAGCTTCAGGTGCAACTCACCCTGTGATGGCAGAGGCTGTTACACAATTTCAAGCTCAAGCTTACAAAGAATTATTACCAGGTGATGGACCAGTAAGAACACAAGTTATGGGACTTAAAAGTCCACAAACAGAACAACAAGCGACTCGTGTAAAAGATTTTATGAATTATTTAATTATGGATCAAATGAAAGAGTATGAAGCAGAGTTTGATTCTATGTTATTTCATTTACCTCTTGCAGGTTCTACATTTAAAAAAGTTTACTATGATGTAAATATGGGGCGAGCTGTATCTAAGTTTGTTCCAGCGGATGAATTAATCGTTCCGTACACGGCTACCTCATTAGACGATGCGGAAGCGATTATTCATACCATTAAAATATCTGAAAACGAATTAAGAAAACAACAAGTTAATGGTTTTTATAAAGATGTAGAGTTAGGCCCTCCAGGCACTAGCACAAACGAGGAACTTGCAAAAAAAGAACGTGAACTAGAAGGTAGTAAAAAAACTGGAAAGAACGAACCGGTTTACACTTTGTTAGAATGTCATGTTAACTTAGATTTAGAAGGTTTTGAAGAAGTTGATTCAAACGGTGAACCAACTGGAATAAAATTGCCTTACATCGTAACTGTTGAAGAAGGTAATAGAAAAGTTCTTTCTATTAGAAGGAACTATGCGCCCGATGATCTAAAGAAAAATAAGATCCAATATTTTGTCCACTTTAAATTTCTGCCAGGACTAGGATTTTATGGCTTTGGACTCATTCACATGATTGGCGGATTGAGTCGTACGGCAACGGCGGCTCTCCGTCAATTATTAGACGCAGGTACTCTATCAAACTTACCAGCAGGATTTAAACAAAGAGGTGTAAGAGTTAGGGATGAAGCAGCTCCAATACAACCAGGTGAATTTAAAGATGTAGATGCACCAGGTGGTAATTTACGTGATGCATTCTTTCCGCTACCATACAAAGAACCATCTCAAACATTATTAAACTTATTAGGTATTGTAGTTCAAGCAGGACAAAGATTTGCCGCTATTGCTGATATGCAAGTGGGTGATGGTAATCAACAAGCTGCAGTCGGTACAACTATTGCATTATTAGAACGTGGTTCAAGAGTCATGAGCGCAATACACAAAAGATGTTATGCAGCAATGAAAAAAGAATTTAAACTTCTTGCAAAAGTTGTGTCACAATATTTACCACCAGAATATCCATACGATGTTGTAGGTGGTGCAAGAAATATTAAACAAGCTGACTTTGATGATAGAGTTGATGTCATACCAGTTGCAGATCCAAATATATTTTCTATGAGTCAAAGAATTACTCTGGCTCAAACACAGTTACAAATTGCTAGTGCAAATCCGCAAGCACACAACATGTATCAAGTGTATCGTACAATGTACGAAGCAATTGGTGTAAAAAATATTGATGCAGTGTTACCACCACCAGCGCCAATGGCACCGATGGATCCAAGTTTAGAACATATTAATGCTTTAGGTGGTAAACCTTTTCAAGCTTTTCCTGGTCAAGACCACAGAGCACACATTACTGCGCATTTAAATTTTATGTCTACTAATATTGTTAGAAATAATCCTGCTGTTATGGCTGCAATACAAAAAAATATATTAGAACACATTAGTCTAATGGCTCAAGAACAAGTTCAACTGGAGTTTAGAGAACAATTACAGCAAATGATGATGATGCAACAACAAGCAGCGATGAATCCACAGATACAAGCACAGCTTCAAGCACTAACAAACCAAGTTGAAGGTAGAAAAGCTATCTTAATTGCTGAAATGACAGAGGAATTTATGAAGGAAGAAAAAGAAATTACATCACAATTTGATTCTGACCCTCTATTAAAATTAAAATCGCGTGAAGTTGACCTTAGAGCAATGGAAAATGAGCGTAAAAAACAAAATGATGAGGCAACACAAGATTTAAACAGAGCAAAATTAATGCAAGCACAAGAAATTGCCGAAGATAAGATGGATCAGAATGAAGATTTAGCAAAATTACGTGCTGGAGTCAGTCTTGCAAAGACTGGAGTGCAACAAGCAGCTATAAAAATAGACGATTAATATGCCATTAAACAAAAAAGGTAAAAAAATTATGAAATCTATGAAGAAACAATATGGTAAAAAGAAGGGTGAAAAGATATTCTATGCATCTAAGAATAAAGGTGTTATAAAAGGAGTAAAAAAAGGAGTATAAATGCAAAAACTTGATAAAATCAAAGAAGTTAAGGTTGCAGAGCAAAGTATTGAAGTAGATCCTAGATCTAAAACTACTGCAGATGGAGCTTTTAACTATATTGCTACAGGAAAACCTGAAATGCCAGTTGGCGGTCAGAAAAGAATGTTAGCAGAAAAGAAAAGAAACTCTAAAGCGTACTAATTATGTGGTTATCGGCGATAAAATTAGCCGTCTCTGCTGGTAGTAAGATTTATGAGAACAAGCAGAAGACGAAAATGGCAATGTCGGAAGCACAACTTATGCACGCTTCTAAAATGGCCCGAGGTGAGGAAGCTTACCAGGGAAAACTGCTAGAGGCCCGACAGTCAGACTGGAAGGACGAGGCAGTTTTGATAATTCTCTCGTTGCCCGTACTGGTGCTGGCCTGGGCAGTAATATCGGATGACCCGACAGCGATGGACAAAGTAAAATTGTTCTTCGATATGTTCTCGCAGCTCCCGTCATGGTTCACAAACCTCTGGATCCTTGTCGTGGCGAGCATTTATGGTATAAAGGGTACACAGATTTTTAGAAACGGAGGAAAAAAATAATGGTTCGACAATACGTAGGAGCAGCAAAATTTATTTCAAACCTTTTAAAGGGTGATAAACAAAAAACCACTGGCACAGAAGTTATTAAATCTTTTAAACCAGCTGTAGGTAAATCAAAAATAGCAAAAGCTATAGATGATGTTAAGTTAACTGCCCTTCAAGCAAAAGGTAGAATGAAAAAACAAAGTCAAGATTTTGATAGAGATATTCAAAAAGTTAAATCAAAACTTGGACAAACATCACAAAAATTAAAAGGTGAGCCTGTTACAGAATCTGGATTTTCAAAAGGTAGAGATTTAAAAAAAGTAGAGAACAAAGCTAAAGGTGGCAGAATAGGTTATAAAAGAGGAACTGGTTTGATGAAAAAAAAATCAGACGTGCAAAAGATAAAAGAAACATTTGGTCCAAGACAAAGTAAAGCTAAGAAAAAATTCCCTGATCTAACAGGAGATGGTAAAGTTACGTTTGCTGATATCTTAAAAGGTAGAGGTGTCATTAACGGTAAGAAAAAGAAAAAGGTAATCTAATGGCAGGTCCAGGTTTATATGCAAACATACATGCTAAAAGAAAACGTGGGGGCAAGATGCGAAAGAAAGGTGCAAAGGGTGCACCAAAGCCATCAGATTTTAAAAGAGCTAAAAAAACAGCGAGGAAAAAATAATGACTAAACTATGTCCTAGAGGAAAAGCCGCAGCGAAAAGAAAATTTAAGGTATATCCGTCCGCATACGCGAACGCATATGCTAGCAGAATTTGTGCAGGTAAAATTAAAGATCCCTCTGGTGTAAAAAGAAAAGATTTTAGAGGTAGTAAAGCAGGTGGTGGATTAATGGAAGCAACTACAAGATTAAAAAGACAGGGTCTAAGAGGTGGTGGTCTTTGTGTAAAAGGAATGAATAGGGACGCCGTCGGAAAGAATTCCTAATGGCTAAAAATGGTTTAGATAAATGGTTTGCCCAGAAGTGGGTAGATATTGGAAGTAAAAAGAAAGATGGTTCTTTTTCAAAATGTGGAAGATCAAAACAGAAAGCAGATGCAAAACGTAAGTATCCAAAATGTGTCCCACTTGCAAAAGCAAGATCTATGTCAGAAG